AAGTCTACTTATTTCTGTTCCAGGAGCGAGGCTGAGGGTTGAGATTTTTGCGACATTTCCACTTGTATTTACTTTTACTGCGCCTTTAAACGCTTCAATTACTTCTTTTTGTTGAGTTGAATTAAGACTAGAAGAACCTTTCTTTTCACCCTCTGGGAGAATGATATAATAGATACTACTAGCTAATTCGCTAATTAATTGGTATTGACTATCATCATAATCACTGCTTGATTTCATATCCGTAAACGCCGATATACCAAATGGAATCCCCCATGCCTCAATCTCATTAGCTTTTGCTTTCAAAACAATGGTTTTCCTATAATCAAGGATAAACCATCTTTTACTGGCATCTTTCTTATAATCCATATACCCTTTTACAAAATTACGTGGATAATTCTTAATTTCATTTAATAATCCACCGTATTTAAATTGGTCAAAATACATCATATCGAATGCAGCAATACTAACATTATTTTGAAAACCAATTATTTTACAATAATCTAAATCTAATGGTTGAATCATAAGATTATCATCTAATGATAAACCTTCTAATCTATCAAGTGATTCTACTGTCATTGAACCAGTATCTAAATTTTTATTACTTGCTGTTGTATCCCTTAGAACTCCTATGTATGTGCCATCTACAAACAAATGTCTTAAAATATCCCTAGTTGTTCTATCAATATTTAACATTTTAAGCAATGTATTAAATTTTACTTTATTATTTTTCATTTGTGGAGTTTTGTTTCTTAATGTGGTAATATATGATAATGTAGGAAGAGCTATCATCCGATCTATGCTCTGACCATATAATCCATTTAAACTATACGATTGCCTTGATATAGTTCTCAATATTTCATTATATATCATTGGATATTTGACATATTGTTTTAAATCACTCATGGGGATATTATCTGTATCTAGTCTTCCTGTTGAAAATGAATATGAATTATAAGATAATGAGTTTAATTCTATTTCATTTGAGAATTGAGTTGAAGATGGAGAATCGGATTGGGAGGAGATGTTTGATTCTGTTGGGGTTATTTTTTTTGTCAAATTGGAGATACCTCCTTTCTTTAGGGATTTGTTTGATATTATGAATACGAGAATACGAAATCAAAATCTGAGTCTGTATTATCTTTTCTGTTTGCTTCTTCCATTTCGTTAACTATTAATAATCCGTAAGCTAAACTCGTTGCCCTATCCCTTTTATGTGTTTTAATAATCTTATCATATGTAATATTGTTATTATCATTTGTATCCTGTTTAATATTGCTTAATTCTTGAATAAGTAAATCTGTTTGTATAAAACTTAAATATTGTTCTTCTGTAATGTCATTATTTTTATATAGAATGTCTACTTCTTCAGATGGCAACAATAATCTTATAGACTTGTTTTCAAAACATGCCTTCATATAGGTATACATTGTATTATTCAAAGTATTTGTTGCTGCTATCCCTCTAATTAATGGAATAGCTCCCTTAATGCTTCTCCCTTTTTCATCATCTTCTAATACTAAAGGAGGATATTCAATAATTTGTTTCGTTTTTTCATCTATATGTTCCCATGTTTCATAAAATAAAGATGGTAATGGTTCTCCGTTTCCTCTAACATCTACAACTAATTTAATAGTATTGGGAAATTTTATATGAACCAATTCTCTTAAAGATTGCATTTGTTCAGGAAGAGTTGCCCCATTATAAGTTTTTGTATAAACAATCTCTTTTATATATGTGCCATTTATACGTGGTTTTAATTTGATTACATGAGTACAAGCATTGTCGGAATTATTTCTTGAACTAATAGCTACGTCATGTACTATAATATATTCAGAATTAGATTTTTTTGGTTGTTCGATTTCACATTTTTCCAATACTCTACAAAGGTCTGATAATTCATAAGGATAATAACTTTCACCACTTGATCCAACAAATACTGCGTTATATTCATAATCAAATTTATCCTTTGACATTGTTGGTTTATCTAATTCTTTTAATATATCATCTTCTTCAAATATTCCTGCCTGAACACCTACCTGATAAGGTAAAGTACAAACATAATAATCTTTTGAACCTTCTATCATTTTATTGTAATGATATCTAAATCTTTTATATAGATCCGTTATTTTTAAATGAGCAGATGATATAAAAATAACCTTTCCTTTTTCTGGCATATTATGATGGATGGCTGCTTGTCTTTTAGTTTTTGTCATCGGAATTAGGATTTCTTCTGTGATTTTATCTTGAACTAATTTTGCCTCATCGATTAAAATGTATGAAAATCTCCACGAGCGAGCTGAATCTCCCCCTTGATTTTGTGCTAAAACTATTGCTCTAATTTCTGATCCATTCTTAAAATTGACAACGCAATCGTCCGACCCCGTTTTAATTGGAAAGTTTATTTCTCTTGCAATATTTTCATTCTTTATTAATTCACCTTTTATTTTTTGGATAATTACGTTACGGGCTTGCTGTCCATTTCCACTCGCAATTCCCAGCTTAATATTCGGGTAGAGTATTGAAATACAGATAAAAAATACGGCTGTAAGGTAGCTTTTGCCCAAACCTCTACAAGCAATAAACATTGAGTTTTGATACCTAGACATAGCTCTTAATATAAGACGTTGGAATGGATACAACTTCAATTGCAAAATCTCAGTAGCAAACTCATCTACATGATATCTGTAATAGGAAATGAATTCACACCACGCATCAATATTTATATTTTCTTCATTAATTGGATCATGACTATAAGAACTGTCAAAATTATCAAATGAACCTTCTTTTTCTTTTCTACTTTTCTTGCTAAAATTAGTGTGTATTGCCATAATATTTCTCCTTAAATGGACTTATTAATGGTTGAGAAATATTCAATCATTTTATCATAATCATCTTTTTCTAAAGGAACATGTAGAGGTATCCATTTTTTTTGTTCTACTCTTTCAAATAAAACTCCAAAACAACCTAAACTTACATCATTTTGCCCCCTAGTTTGTTCAGAAAATTGTGCAGACTTTGATAATGTATCGAACGTTTCTCTTGCATCTTTATATCTTTTATCAGATTGAGGTATATTTAATAACATATCTTGGAAACATCTGTCCATATGTAAACTTGCTTTTGCTATTTTTTTTGCATAATCTTTATGGTTTTCTGTTACTATTTTAAAATCTGTATGCAATCCCCTTAAATAATTATCCAAATACTCAATATCTGATTGTGTATAGTCCCCAACCCATTGTTTACTATATTTTTTATCTTCTTTATTATTATATAAATCTAATAATTCTTCTGAATTGCTATTTACATTTGATGTTATTGTTTCAAATATACTGTCTTTATATCTTAAAAGACCTTGTTTTCTCCATTGTTGCATAGATGAATTTTTTAGGAATAAACCAAGAAATTTCTTGCTGTCTTTTTGATTATCATATGTTGAGAAAAATACGTCATTGATAAATGGACGATCCAACATTTCACATATTTTAATTGTTGCTTCTCGCATATTCGATCCTTTTGTGAGCATTAAATTGTATTCTTCATAAATGCAATCTTTACACGTTGGAAAAAATTCATTGTATAAAGGATTTTCGGTTTTGAAATAATTACTTATATTTGAAGTTTTAATCAATCCGCATTTTGTGCAAGTTATTTCATTACGCTTAATTTTTACTTTTGTTTTTGGTTTTTGTGTTGCCATAATTTAATCTCCTAACTTAATTGGGAAAGAAGTTAGTTAATAACTAACTTCTTCTAAGTCTTTATATTTTCCATCATAATAATTTTCAATGAATTGATAAAATTGTTCAGGTGTATTGTTTCCATATCCAAATTCGACATGGAATTGTATGTGGTATTTCTTTTGCATACATATCCCCAGAGGGTAACGATAATGTATTTCCAAACATTTATCAATTAATTTTTGCAATTCTTCTTGTGTATAAGAAGAAATATTCTCATACAATTGTATCCCAGTTTCATTTAAGGTATCCTGAACTATACTGCCAAAACTATATAAGTGATGAATATCATCAAATCTATCTCCTGACAGAAAGCATTTATAATTAGCATTTTCCATACTATCTAACTTCCACTGTTTAATATTCCTTCTCAATTCTTGCGATAAAGCACTAATTCCATCTTTGTAATTAGGATTTAGATTGCCGAATCTTTGACTATCGTATTGAGGATTATCTTCACCTTTCCATTTTTCAAGTAATAATAATCTATTTGATGTCATTTTACCAAGTTCTATAAACATTCTATCTAATGTTTCTTGTGATTTATAAAGATTTAAACTATTACCTTTGCTCATTATCTTTCCATTTGTCAAACTTGGAAAATGAATATCTTTTATTTCTGTATTTGTCATATTGGCATAATTATTAAGTATTATATTTATCTCATCTTGAGTCCATATATGGACATTTGAATCAAATAAATATTTATTTCCTATACACATTCTACATACGTTTCTTAAATTATCAGTACATGTTTTGTCGTCAGGAAAATATACTCTGTCTACTGGTAAGTATTCCTCACAGCATTTACACAATTTATATAGTTTATTATCTATTATTTTATATTTTATTTTTTTATAATCTCTTATATAGTTATCATTTTTCCTCAAATCCAACTTAGATGCCATATGTAGTATTGCTTTTTCAGTTCTAGTAGTAGTTAACATATATTGAATATCTTTAGTAAATTTTTCTTCGTAATATTCAATTATGATATCAATATCTTGCTGACTCCAAGGTTCTGCTTTTATTTCTGGATAAAAATCTTCTCCATTGCACTCACGGCAAATTCCCCTATATCCATCTAAACATCTATCATCTATATCATAAAAATCTCTATTAATAGGTAACTCCCTATCACAAATATGGCAATCATGACGAAAATATTCAGTAGTTTTAGGAAACTCTCTTTTACACTTACTACATATTTTAACTTCTAATTGTAATTTTTCTTTCCACAATTCTTTAGAAATCTCCGATTTATATTTCCCTAAACAATCTATACAGCAATCTTTATCATTTTTTGTATTTTTTCTAGTATAATCACAATACGCTATTTGTTTTGGCCTTTCGCAATAATCGCATTCATACTCCACTATTACATTAGATAAAGGCAATAGATCTTCAACTTTAATTATTATTGTAGTACCTTTTTTAACAACGTATTTGTTTTTAACCTTTACTCTTGGAATTTTATAGCCTGATAATTCATAATGTTTAGTGGTGCTTGCATGGAGGATTACCTCTACCTCTTTTGTTAACAACATAATCTAATTCCTTCTTTCTGTGCAATATTATTTCTGTGCTTATTTACTAAAAGATATAAAAGGGTAGACGCACAGAAACTCAGTCATGACTCTGAATTATTATCTACCCCAATCCACATGTTTCAGTGAATAACAAATATCTCAAACATTCCTGCTTGAGATATCGACTTACCCACAAAACATTATAATAATTTGTATTATTATTATTTCCATCCACACAGAAAACGCCTGATTGCTCAAGCGTCTTATAACTTAGGAAACTTTATTTATTATTTTAATCTAATCCTCATCACCATTAACCAAAACATCATCAATCATTATATATCCCTTTTTAATAAGAAAATTCCATAACCAATTTATCCCTTTTGGAGTAACTTTAGTTGTAGATGATAATTTTGTTTTACCATGTCCATTATCAAATGTGCTAGTTTTTAAAACCATACATCCATTGTCAATATACTTTTGTTGAGGATTATTCTTTTCTGCTCCATATGTCATAAGAACATGCTCCTCACGAAGAATCTCAAATAATCTATCCCGCCCAATTGATTTACCTTTTCTTATTTTTTCATTAAATAATTTTGCTACTTCTCCAATATTAACTTCAGCATCACAAATAAATAATCTATCTGCTAATTCTACTTTAGGAGCTTGTTCTTCTATTTTTGCTTCCAATAAGGAAGTATGTAATTTCAAATTATCTATTGTCTTATTTGCCATAGTTAAAGCCCTAGCCATAATTGCTTCAGGAGAATTCCATTTCTTTTCTAACTCTATGAAATATTGCCTAGCTAATTTGCCTTTATCACTTCTTTGAATCATAGAAATTTCTTTTGCCATTTCAACTGTCATTTGATGATCTGTTATTACCCTTGAAACGCTTCTATTGCCTTCTATTTGAACTTGCTCATTTTTGAGCAAGTTGAAATCTTCATTTTCGACAAATCCATACTCACACATTCTTGGGAACCAGTCTTTATATTGAGTTTTTACCTCTAAAAAATCATGTAATTCTCTTCCTAATACTGTTTGATTTTCTCCATTGTAATTTATTGTTATTAATTGATTATTATTTTCCACTCTAAATTCCCACTTTCATTTTTATTTTGTCAATCATAAATAATCATCTATTTCTAACACACCACTGCCCATACACATCTGAACTATCATCAAACCCAAATTTAAACCAAACTCTTTTTGTTTTAGGATGAATTCCTGTTGATTTTGCCATAACTCCATTTTCCATATAGAATGAAGCTTGTTCTGGATTATATATAAATACATATCTTTCTTCATCCTTATTTTCTTTTTTATTCTGTTCTGTCATTTTTACTTCACCTCATTTCAATCATAAATTTGCATTGTATCTTTACAACACAAAGAGAAGCACCAAATAAATGATGCTCCTTATCTACTGTAAAAATATTATTTAATTATATAAATTATATCACTCCAAATAACTCCCACATCTATCACAAAATTTACCACTAGATCCACTAACTTTCCCACAAATCCTACATTGCAACTTATCTCTTACAGTAACAACTTTCTCAACTTTATCTCCAATATCATTGAATCCAACTAATCTTAAAATAATCACATGGGAGTTTTCTTCCAATACACCAATATTACCATACTTAAATTGTTGTGAAATTTCTTCGCCTTTTACAGTAATTCCATCATCAAAACTTTTAATACTATTCAATGAAGAACAATTTTGAGCAGTAATATCTGAAGTAGAACAGTTTGATGTAAGACTTGTTTGACAAACATTATTATCAAATGATCTTAAACAATCCATTTGCATTGATTTATTAACTATATTAGTGCTATTACTGCAATTTAAATTTGTATTAGTTGTCCAAGTAGGACTAATATCATAAGTTGGCTGCTTATATGTAACCCACCAAGGATTAGGATTAGGATTAAACACTTGATTAATATGTTGAGTTATTGGTTTTAATTTTTCATACCAAAATTCCACTCTAATCAATCCATCTTCAATTTTATCTCCACGATATTCAGAAATTTCTTTTGTCTTAGGAATAAATTTAAATTTATTCTTTGCGATACAATCATTCAAAAATCCTTCTAATTCAGTTGTCTCATTTGGATTAATTAATAATGACTGACCATTAAGTACATCTACTCCATCTATAGATATCTTAACTTTTGCTTTTCTTGATTCAAGATTCTTGATGTAAATAGAATACTCTGAACCAAATGGAATTTGAATTATTCCCTCTTTTTCTCTAAGGATTTTACCATTGTTTTTGAGACAGACCACCATTTTCTCTTGATACATTTTTTATCATCCTTTCTAGAGCACTGACTAAACTCTAAATATTAAAGTCAGTAATTTTTATTTGTATTGTACCTTTACAATACAAGTAAGAGCATCAACTCACTGATGCCCTCTATCTACTGTAAAAATATTAAATTATCAAAGTTAAATTATTTTCTAATAAATAATCATTAAATTCTCCTGATTTTAATCTTACTTTAAATTCTTCAAACTCTTCTGGCGTATTATCTCCTATTCCATATAAATCTCTGGAATGAAATAATTTATGCATTGGCAAAACTAGACAAACCCCTAAACCATGCTTATAATGTAATTCAAAACATATATTTTCAATATTAATTAATTCTTCTTTTGTGTATTTATTTATTTCATCATAATATTTTAAATTTAATATATTCATTGTCTCTTTTAATATTATATTAAATCCATATAAATGATGAACTACATCAAAACTTTTCCCAGTGATTATACATTTGTAATTTGATAATTTCATAGATTCCCTTTTCCATTGTCCTATTCTATCTCGCAAATGTATAACAAGAGGAGTTTGTCCTTCGTCATACATATGACAATTTTCACCGCTTCTTCTACTGATAGCACACTTTTCACATCTACTACCCATAGTTATTCTTGCGAAATTAGTAT